TGCTCAGCGGGTGCCGTTGGAGATGCAGGGGACGCGACGACCTGCTCAGCTGCAGCATCTTGCGCCGCTGCTTCGCTGAGTGCCGCGAATGCGTCCTCGTGGGACATCTCGGACAAGTGATTTCCCTCCTCGGGATAGAGCCAGTGCTCGTGGCCTGCTGGCTATTTCGACGCCGATAACGCGGTGATCTCGGCGTCGATGATCTCCCCGTCGCGCATCTGCGCAGCGTGGAGGGCCGCCTGTAGTGCTGTGCCGAGGGCATCCGCGATTTCCTCGGCGGGCGGTAGTGCATGAACTGTTTCGGTGCGGGACGTTGCGAGCCCCTTCGCCATGTTGATCTTGTCCTGGAGCATGCCGACGGTAGCGACCAGCTGTGCAGCTTTCACTTCGCCGCGTCTGATCTGTACCTCCAGCTCGCTCAGAGCTAGGTCACGGATGCGCGAGGCATCCTCGACGAATTCCCCGGCGAAATTGGCGATCTTCTCGACCATTTCGAGCGGGGGGCCGTTCTCATCCCAATCACGCATCCACCCTCGGAGTGTTCCCTCGGGCAGACCCGTGTCGCGGGCGGAGCGCTTGACATTGCCGCCGTTCGCCGTGTAGACGACGTAGGCCCTCGCACGATCCTCGTCTGAGTATCGTCGCGACATGGCCTACTTCGCCTTCGCCGGCTTCGGCTGGCGCATCACGCGCAGCCGCTCCTGGTGGATCTCTTCATCGCGAACGCGCTTGAGCGCCCGATCCTCGTCATCTTGCTCGTCGGTATCAGTTGCTCGGGCCAACTGATTCTGCGCCTTCGCCATCTTGAGCGTGTGGGTGGCGGCGGCCTGCTGAATGGAGAGGAGCTTCTCCTCGTCCGTCAGCGGGTCGTTCCCCGCCTCGTCCATATCGGGCTTGTCCATCGAGTCGTAGACCGACGTCTCCAGCGGCTGCTCCGCCATCGTCTCAGGCGTGATGCCCTGGAGACCACCCTGCTGGAGGATCTGTGCAGCACCGGTCGGGCCGATGGTGCCTTTCAGCGAGAGCGTGGTCTTGACAGGCTCACCCTCATGCTCGCCGGCGCTTGCCGCCTGCTGGAGTAGCTCGTAGTGCAGGAAGAAGCGGTGCTGAGCATCGGGATCGTACTTCTCGAAGTCGATGGATTTCATGTGCTGGCCAAGGACGTACATCGAGACCTGTGGGTTCTCGTAGGGGAGCGGCGACAGTGATGCCTGCTCCACGTACGCGATGGCCTCGTTCTCGTCCTGGAAGAAGTCTCCGGTCTCGGGGTTCTGGCCGGTCGTCTGGATCATCTGGATGGCCTGCTCCAGCGCTGGGATGTTCAGCGGCTCACCGTGGATCAACTTCTCGATGTGCCGGTGGGCCAACTCCTCGTCGGCCTTCATGCGGTTCTGGATTCCCTTGAGCCCGGCGATGTCCAGGTACTGGACTGCTTCGCGGGGATCGAGAACCTGCATCTCGACCATCTCCTTGATGTGCTGGGTCTTGCCCGCGCGCGTGCGCGGAAGACCAGACCCCGCCTCAGCGGAGAATGAGAAGCCACCCTGAAGGTCGGCGTTGAGGAACTTGCGCGTCTGCACCGAGCCGCCCGGCCCGATGATCTTCAGGAGCCGGGGCTCGACGTAGTACTTCTGCGCGTAGGCCACCATGATGTCGCCAGCGCGCGCGAGCGCGGCCTCCATGCGATGGATCTCGGGGCTGATCTGATCAGCCACAGCCTCCTGCACCAGCTCGACGAGATGGCCGGAGTCCGTCCGGGCCGGAAGCGCACTGCGCTCTGTCGGCATGATGTTGAAGAGGCGATCCAGCCGCATCTGAAGGTTCGCGAGATACTCGAAGACGTATGCCGGCAGCGGGGGACTCGGTCGCCACTCCGGGGCTAGGCCCTGGAACGGGGCAAACTGAATCACTGCACCCGGCTCGTCCGTCAGCTTGTCTCGCAGCGAGCCCACTGGAGCGAGCATCTGCGGACGCAGACTGAGGTTCTTGTACATCGCAATCCCGCTGACCGTGTTGTTCAGCTCCTTCTGGAGCCCTCGGGCGTGCGAGACCCGTGCCTCGTCGTAGATGTTGCCGGGGCGCTCGATGCCAGGGAACTTCACGAGCGGCAGCCAGTGGAAGGGAAACTCCCATGCGGACTGGTAGAGGATCTCGTTCGGATCCTCGATCCATACGACGTACTTGCCGCCTGGCATCGCTGCGCTCGGCTTGTGGTACAGCATGTACACGTCGCGTACGTTCTTCGGTCGTCCCTCGGCGCCGGGCCGTGTGTAGATGAGTGACGGCGCAGGCTCGGCCGTGCTGGCGTTAGGAACAACCTTCTTCTTGTAGCGCGCGTCGATCTCGTCCACCGTCATGGGGAACTTGCAGATCGCATACTGCGAGTCCTCGAAGTTCGTCGCTGTGGGATCGAGCCAAACCTGTTCACCGGAGAGAGCCTGAACCCGGATGTCGCCGAGATAGATGGTCTGCTCGAACATCTCGATGAGCTGCGGGATTCCAAGCTGATCGGCGATCTCTCGGATATCGTCGCGGAAGCCGTCCGCGAGAACTTCGTCCCAGATCGGTTGCTGCGACTCGGGATCGAGCATGACCTTCATGCTCTTACCGGCGAGCTGATCCCAGGTGATGAGCCAGTAGCCCTGGCTGATCTGCGCATGGGTCATCGCAGACATCGTCTTCGCGCCGAGTCCGAACTCAGGAGTCCAGTACTCGTACAGGCGCTCTGCCATCTCGGCGGCTTTGATATCACGGTCGGCCCCGGAGTCCGGGGTCGCACGGATCACGGGCCGCGTCTTGGTCATCTGCGCCACGAGCTGCTGGACGCCGGGGAGGATGACGTTGGCCGTCAGCCGCACCTTGTAGCGGGGCTTCTGGCCCTCATTGACGCCGTATGTCTCCAGCCGGTTGCCAGACTCGCTCCAGAAGACCCACTGATTGCCCTTGTAGAACTCCCGGTTCTGAGCCCACTGCTTGTTGTCGTCCTGGCGAAGGGTGTTCAGCTCCAGCCGCTTCTCGCGAAGAGATGACGCCTCCTTGACGATGTCCTTCATCAGGAGGGCAGGCTTGCCCTGCTCGTCAGCCATGCAACCTCCTTCGGAAGTTAGTCGTCAGCTTCGAGGCGCGGAAGCGGAATCGCTTGGCTCAACTCGCCGCGAAGTGCTTCGAGGTCGGAGTCAGAGATGTGCTCGTTGAGATTCAGAGCGAGCATCTCCTCTTCTTCCTCGCTCATCCACGGCTTGAATCCGTCGGCCTCGGGGGCCTCCGGCGTCTCCAACGTGACACCGCGGAGCGCGGGGCTCATGTGCGGCTGCTGAGAGACGAGATACCGCAAGTACTCGACCTGATCGGCGAGAACGGTGATGACCTGATCTTTCGCGCGACGCTCGTGCTCCTGCGCGACGAGTAGGTCGTCCCGGTGTCTACGAAACATTCAATCCTTTCGATTGACGGACGGTTACCACTCTGTTCCCATCTCTGGGTCAAAGGGGCCTTGTTCGTCCAGCTGATCTCGGATCTGCGCTTTCACAAGCGCGGCGAGGTCAGAGTGATCCACCGGACGGTCGAGGTCTTCCACGATCATCTCATGGGGAGCGAGGGGTAGAAGGATGCCGGCGACTCCGAGCGCGATCTCAACCGCGTCCAGGAGGTCGTCGTGTTGGTTCTTCTTCTCAGGATCGAAGCCCACCCACTGGTCGATGAACTTGTTCTGGCTGTGGTGGATACGGATCTTCCCCGTCTTGAAGACTGGACTCATCGTCAGGATGCGCTCGTTTTTCTTGCCTTTGGACATGATGGGGATGATGTTGGGAAACCCGTCAAGGCGGGACGCCTGCTGCACCAGGGCCTTCTGGTAGGCGTTTGCTTCGATCCCGATGTACGTCGGACGCCACTTCAGCATCCACGTTTGGATCAGATCGAGTTGGTCGGGGAACTCGATGCGCCCGAGATAGATGTCGAGCACGAACCCCATCGTGCGATCCTTGGTGATACCGATGACCGCCATCGCGAATTGGTCAGCGCGGTCGGACAGACTGATCGCCGGATCCACTCCGAGATAGATGTCGAGGTTGTACCGGCCGTCCTCACCTTTTAAATCCTGGATCGAGACCAGGTTAGACTGCGGATCGGCTCTACCGGCCGTCCAATAGTGCAGCCACTCGCCTTGGAGTGCAACACCGTGCAGTGCCTCGAAGCTCGCGAGGAACTCCTGCTTGAAGAGGATCGGGTGGTAGCGCCGGCGATACCGTTCCCAGACCGAACGCTTGAAGTACGGATTGTCGATGCTCGTGTACTGAACGCGGAACTCACGCGGATCTTTCAGTGCCTCGCCGTCGAAGAATTCCTCCCACAGCCAGTTCTTGCCATGCGGCGTGGTAGTTGTGATGACCCCGCCGTCCTTGTCGGCCAGAGCCGGGGAGACGACGTCGTACGCTTCGGAGTCGGTGATGAAGGCCGCCTCGTCCATCCACAAAAGGTCGAGGCCGGCACCGCGCAGCGACTGCGGATCTTCCGCGGTCTTGAACTGGATGAGCGTCCCCGTCGCGGGGAACTCGATACGACGCTCCGTCTTGTTCTCGACGTAGTCGGCACCCTTCTTGAGACCCGCTTGTCGCATGACTTCGAGCAGTGTTTGCTTACTCGCGAAGCCGGTCGGGTAGTCCTTGGTCAGCACCCAGATCCAGAGTCCTCGGTCGCTCTCTACTCCGTGCATGTCGCGGTGAAATTCACGCGGGTGCAAGGCGTAGAAGAGAACCTCCCACGCGGCCGAGAGTGTCTTGCCCCCGCGCCGGCCGGCGACGAGATGTCGGTTCGGGGTCAGCAGTTCATCGCGATGCGCCCCGTGGAAAACCATCTGGAAAGCGTGTGGGAAGTACCCGTGACTCGCGAACCAGTAGAACTTCTGGTGGAACACCTGGTAGACGACGGGCTGCCAGTTCATCACGAGACTGGCGGCACTGTCATAGCCGCCGGCAGTTACCGACTTGACATCGAGCATTGACCCTCCAGAGCCAGTGCTCCCGAGGGCCTGCTGGCGATTAGCCCGCTATTGCGGGCGGGGGTGGTTACACACTGGACAGGTGAGCCACCAGTAGCGTGCGAACGCGCCGCATTCGGGACAAGTCCAGTCCTTCTTCACCTGCTGCCTCACCCTCTTCCACCCAGAAGGGTGGCCATTGATGTTCGATTGAACGTTCATCTAGTTTCGCCTCCTGGCCTCGTGGCGACCTAGTCGGTAGCGCTTTCCAACTTCCGAAACGTCCTCGCCACCAACAGTGGGCACCTCGAACTCAACCCAAGAGATTTCAGCGTTCGCCGGCGCCAAGTCTACTTGGAACTCGGCGAAGGCGATTTCGGCGCGAGAGTCCGCTGTGGGAATCTCGAATTCAGCCCAAGAAATCTCGGCACGGGAATTGGCAGTTGGAACCTCGAACTCAACCCAGGAGATTTCGGCATCTGCATCCGTATCCGCGAGGTTGAACTCAACCCAGGAGATTTCGGCATCGGCGTTTGCTGTGGGAATCTCGAATTCAGCCCAAGAAATCTCGGCACGGGAATTGGCAGTTGGAACCTCGAATTCAGCCCAAGAAATCTCGGCACGGGAATTGGCAGTCGGAACTTCGAACTCGGCCCATGCGACTTCTGCATCGGCATCAACCAATACGCCAGCATCGAGTACAATTGGCGGATAGAAGATGTTGCCCATAGCGGGCTACGCGATCCTACGAACCGACCAGTTGAACACCCGCGCCGTGCCCACCGTCTGCTT